AGTCAGATCAGACAATATGTTTTTACGCCAGGCGCGGCAGGTGTAGGCACGATTAAAGTACCAGGCAAGTATGATTTAAATCAACTATTGATCATTACCAACACCACACGAAACATAATTTATTACAATTTTGCCGACACTACCAACGCCAGTACTGCTGTTAGCTTTAGTAGAGCTGTTGACAGTAACTTTCCAACTGTGTTGGACCACAGAGACGGTGTCACAACCATTACACTTGCAGTGAGCAGTGTGGGTCACAGTGCCAACGACGCTATACAAATTTTCCACGAAGATCCAGTGCAAACAGTTCGTCCATGGGAAATGGGTACTGATGCGTTTGAGCGTACTCGTGTGTCGCAACCATACTCCATGTTGGACGCTGACTTTGAATATGGATTACAAACAACCAAGTGGCAAGCAGTCAGTATGCTACGTGGTTATCCCAGCATTTACGAAATTCCAGGCACTGACATGACAGTTAGTGCTGCCACAACCAACGGTGCCGCTGGTGCAAGTTTGATCACAATCACAACCAGTTCAATTCACGGCATGAACGTTGGTACACCGTTTACCATCAAAGGCCTTAACACAGGCACAGTGGGATTTAGTCGTGCAGAAGGATCGTTCACAATCTTTTCAGTACCAACAACCAGCTCGTTTACATACTATGCAAAAGCTGTTGTGGGCGGCTCCGGCGACTCGCTGTACACAACATTTGTTCAACTGCGTAAAGGTGGTTTCTATACTGGTGCATCAATCAGTGCACCAACATTGGCATATTCAGGCGCCGCAACTCCAGTTATCACAGCAACGTTTCCAAATGCACACGGCTTACTACCGGGCAGTACGATTATTGTGAGCATCAGCAGTGACGCTGGCAATACACAAAATCATGCTGTTGCTGGCGGCCCGTATTTTATTGAATCAGTTCCAACACCCACAACATTTACCTACACTGCAAGAAGTGCCGCAGTAATTACCGGCACAGTCAGCGGTGTAGTTTATGCTCGTCCAGATGCTTTTTATCAGCACCGTCCACTTGACGGCGGAGTTATTTTAAGCACAGGCAGTCCAGCATACGGTGCTCATGCAATTCGTATGAGTAAGAAATATATTCGATATCAGTCTGGTAAAGCCATCAACTACAACACTGGTGCGCTGTTTGCACCAAACTACGATTTAAGAGCTGTTAGCTCAACTGGTACCACAATTGGCAGTACCATTACCATAGTCACAGATGACGTGGACCACAACTTTCAAGTGGGCGCAACTGTGAGTTTGTGGGGAATAAGCACAACAGGTTACATGGACACGTATAATGTGGCCACTATTGTTGACGAACGAACATTCACTGTGGTTGCAAAAAGCGTGTTAGGCGGCACAACCGCTAGTTTAGAAGGCCCAAGTTTTGTAGTTTGTGAAAAATGGACTGGTTCCGTTGTTCGCGCAGGCACCTTTGATGATCAAAACGGACAGTTTTGGCAGTATGACGGACAAATCATGTCTGTTGGCAAACGTTCCAGCACATTCCAACTATCTGGCAACGTCACAGCAACGCCAGACAATAATTTGTTAACCGGTTCAAACACAAGATTTACCAGTCAGTTAGTAGTGGGTGATCGAATTGTTATTCGCGGAATGACACACATTGTTACAGGTATTACAAACGACACCAGTTTGACCATGAGTCCAGATTATCGCGGTGTTAACACTGCATCTGGTATCAAGATTGCAAAAACCATTGACTACATTATACCACAAAGCAAATGGAATGGCGATCGTTGCGACGGATCCAACGGCCCATTCAACCCCAGCGGATTCAAAATTGAACCAGGTAGAATGCAGATGATTGGCCTGCAATGGACTTGGTATGGTGCTGGATTTATTGACTGGATGATACGCGGTCCAGAAGGCAAATACATTTTTGTACACAGATTACGTGGTAACAACTTGAACAGAGAAGCTTATCAGCGTTCAGGTAACAGCCCAGTTCGTTATGAAGTTCTTAACGAAGGAGCAAAAACTTGGCTAACCTCAACTATTGATGCAGTGGCAACTACTATTCCGGTGGCGGATTTGACCTTGTTCCCAACAGCAGGCACAGTTTACATTGACAATGAATTAATTGCCTATACTGGCAAAAGTACAACCTCTGGTGCTGGTAATTTAACCGGCGCTGTGAGAGCAACCAACTTGGCAATATACACTGCTGGTGCTCAGCGCACATTTACTGCTGGTGCAGCCGCAACACATACCAACACAACTGGTGTGTTATTTTGCGGTATCACGGCAACTCCAAACATTAGTCACTGGGGTTCAGCATTCTTACAAGACGGTGGATTTGACACAGATCGTGGATACTTGTTTAACTATCAAAGCACAAATCTGCTTGTAACAACCACTAAACAAACAGCGTTCTTGATTCGCCTTGCTCCAAGTGTGAGTAATTCGCTTATTGGTGACTTGGGTGATAGAGACCTATTGAATCGTGCGCAGTTGTTGTTGCAAGCTCTTGAAATTACAGCTGACTCAGGCACTGGTGGATTGATTATTGAAGGTGTGTTGAACCCACAAAACTATCCAACCAACGTTACTGACATCACATGGAACGGATTACAAACATCAGGTGCAGGCGGATTGCCCAGCTTTAGCCAAGTTGCTTCTGGCGGTAGCGTAGTTTGGGCAGGCGGTGCAAGTCAAACCACAAGTGCTATCACAACACAGGCATTTCCAACAGGTACGATAACTCTCGAAGTGATTCCTGGACAGTCAAGTTCCACACTGAACAACTATCCTAACTTGTTTATCACTGCCGCAAACTATACCACTTATATTGCCGCAGGTTTAAAAACCGGACAGGCACTCAGTGCCCAAACTGGTGGGTTTATTCCAGCAAACACTGTGATTAATTCGTTTACTTTTTATGGTACGTTCAACTCAGTCAGTTACTACTATATAACAATGAGTAAAAACGCTACTGGTGCGTCAGCAGGTTCAAGTACATGTACAGTTACAGCCAGCTATCCAATCACAAGAACTAGTCAGATTTTCTTCCAAAAAGCCAGCTGGGAAGCAACCAATGCCACAGTGGGTACAGAGGTTGATCAAGGCGGTATATTCCCAGGTAGTACGTATGTTAACACAGCAGTACTGGCAACATATTTTAGTACGCAGTATTATAGTGTGACATTTAACCAGTCATCAAATGCTAGTACAATCACACCGGCAAGTACCACAGTAACGTTCAAGTTTGGACAACCACCATATGCACAACCAGGCGAGCAGGTTTTCTCATTCATTGCGGCTCCAGGCACACAAAGCACATTGGATCTAAGCGGATTAAAAGAACTTACCAACACTGTGTTGGGCGGTCGTGGCGCTTATCCAAATGGTCCAGACGTGCTGGCTGTTAACGTGTATCGTGCGTCAGGTTCGGGAAATATTCCGTGTAACTTGGTGTTGCGTTGGGGTGAAGCGCAGGCTTAATTCAAACTGTATTCAACAAAAAGCCGCGTCAAGCGGCTTTTTTTGTTTTATAAACTATCAATGATGTCTATCACAGTTTGTATTTTTGTTTGAATGACTTTGTTTTTTAGACTAAGGTCAAGTCCTCTATGCACAGGTTTAGGTAGTCTGCTGAGGTCAAACCATCCCCACGCATCATGTTCTTGACTTAGCACTGGAATAAATTCCGTTTCTACCACACAAAAATATGTGTGAAAATTAAAGATACTGTCGTTGCTGACAAATTTCTCCAAGGGCAGTGTTTTTTTAATGTAGGGAAGTGAACCAATTTCTTCCTCCATTTCTCGTTGTAAGCCTTGCCATGGATTTTCTCCCACAAGATTAGTGCCGCCAACAAGTCCCCAAGTGCCAGCATGTTTGCCCTGTGTTTTTTGTAACAATAAAAATCTTTTGGTATCTTGAGAACAGATCAATGCACCACTGCATATGATTTTTTCTGTTAAAGTTCTATTTTCCATTGGCCAGCCCTATATTCACCTTCAAAGCTCTTGACCCAGGAAACTCCGTTCCACAAGTATTGAACTCCAGTGTATATATTCGTTTGCCATATCATCAC